AAAGCTCAACCTGTTAACGATGATGATGATGATGATAATGAGAATGAGAATGAGAATGAAGAGTATGAGGATACTGATTTGGAATCAGATGGTGATGACTTTGAAAACCTCGATGATGAGGATGAAGTTATAAACCGTATTCAAAGGGATGACAATAATACTACTACAATAACTAATAATTTTATGATTGATGATGATGAGGATGATGACGAGGATGACGAGGATGATGATTATTTACAAAAAATAAACGAAAGTACCAAAAATGATATTATTTCTAGTTTCCATCCTGAATTATATAGCCATAACGATGATGAAATTCAAACATTATCAAGAGTAGTACGTGACGATAATGGTACTATTATTGATGCTTTACATAAAACACTACCATTTATTACGCGTTATGAAAAAGCTAGAATATTGGGTGAACGAGCTAAACAATTAAACTCTGGTGCTAAATCATTCGTTGAGGTAGACGATAATGTAATTGATGGTTATTTAATTGCGTTGAAAGAATTCGAAGAGAAAAAAATTCCATTTATTATTAAACGACCCTTGCCAAATGGTGGATGTGAATATTGGAAATTCGCAGATCTAGAAATATTGGTGTAAATTTACATAAACAAATAATATTAGTTTTTATTTTTCTTATAAAAACTAATATAGAAATAGCATTTCACATAGTCTAATGACTGAAATTACTAAACGAGTACAACATTGTTCTTATTGTGATGAAATCGGCCATGCTATAAATAATTGTCAAGACCCACAAATTGATATCTTATTGCAGCAATTTCATGAATTTATTTCATTAGATATCAAGTGCAATTTTAAAATGAAGTATGTGAAATATAACATGTCATTATTTAATATTTCTGAAATTAAAATATTAGGGTATCAATATGGAATTTCTATGAATAAACAATCAAGAGAAATCTTTACTAATGAAGTATTAAGTGAGTACTACAACGCCCATGATGATAAATATCACAATATTATTATCAGCATGAATGATGATGAATTAGCTTATTTTGCTAAAAATATCTCTGAGAGCTCTAAGTCATGGAATTCGCGTAAAATCTCATTAAAAAGAGTTCAAACTATGTTAGGTATTACCAATAAATCTAAACCACGAAATAAAAATGTTTCTACGAAATCCAGTAATACACTTTCTGTTCCTGCAGATATAAGTACTGCTGTCTCTGTATACAATACTAACAATAATGAAAATATTGATGATACTGATAATTTGGATAATGTTGATTATGATAATAATATAATGCACTTAACGCTGCCTATAATTACAGAGGATATGTTGAATGAATTTTCGCCATTGATAAAAAAAAGTATACAATATATATACGGATTTATAATTGTATTGTTTTTACTCAATTTTTATATACTCCATATTTCAATGAGGTAATTTTATGATTTCCAATTCTTACCACAATCCAAACATGTTATAAATATAGTAGCTGGTTCATCCGCACTACGAGTTTGTAATTCATAGTAAGTACATCTTTTTGATTTACACTTCTTACATGTAAACATATCAGTGGATGCTTGTATATTGGTTGTATATTTATTCGCATCACGTATCATCTTTTGTTCGATTAATACTCTCCAATGCGAGGTATTCATTTCTTGATGTGTCATAAAAGCGATTGATTGAGGAAGGATTTCTTTGTTTTTTATCTGATTTAAAAATTCGGGGTTTTTTAAATTGATATAAATACTTCTTAGCCGGTCTAGATATATTTGAACGAAACGCGGATTTTCCCATTTTTTAATGATTTTTTTGCTATTAGCTTCTTTTATTGAATAATTAAATACTCCTCGTTCAATATTAATAGACATGACTTCATCTTCCACTATATTATGTATCTTTTCTGAAATTTTTTTACGAAATTCAGTCGGACTATTAATATACCGCATTGTGTAAATATTGTATTATCTTATAATATTTACGTTCTTATTATTTCAATTTTCTATTTACAAATATTCTTCTTCTTCTAATTCTATGTCATTTGAATATACCGTATCTTCCTCAGTATCATACGTATTAACAGCAATTTGTGTTTTGGAACGACCCTGTGTTTTGGGAGGAACTGTATTAGGTTTTTTACTTTTTCGTTTCATTTTCGGTCTTTCAGTAAAACTATCATTATCATCGTCTTCAAAATCATCATCTACTACGAAATCATCTTTCATATATCCGCTTTTTGTCTTTGGTAAATTATCATCTGAATCTTCACTTTCATCTGACATATCGGCATTCAAATCTTCAAATCCACCATACAATTGGTTGTAAATACTTTTCCATTCTTTACTACTAAGATTATGTGGTATATTATTTACTTTATTAACTAAAACACAACTTCCAAAAAACAATATTTTATCAATGGGGGGTGGAAATTCATACTTGTTTTCCTGGTTTGCTCTACCGGTTGTCTTGCCATATACATGAATATTATATGTGGTATTATTTACTTTGATATTGTCCCAGCATGTATGCTCTTTGAAATCATTTGGTGTCTTAAATCCACATTTTTTGTATAATTCTGTCTCATTAAATGACTTTACTTTCAATTCTTTAATATTACCACCTTTTTCAATCACTATAATAGACACAGAAGACATATTATACTGGTCTAGACGTTATATTTTATATTATTTTTGTATATATATATTTCTTTGTTTCTCGTCAAAAATATATAAAATGATTATATTAAAAATATATATTACTGATTTTGCATGTTATCTAACCCATTTTTACAAATAATTATCAAAATTATTATATTTATTGCGATTATATACATGTTACAATGTGGTTTCGACTACATGAAAAACACTTATTCAAAACCACTTGTTAAAGATTTAGTAAACACACAAATCAAAAAATATAAGGATATTGTTACGGAATTAAACAACGCAAAAGACCGTATTCCAATTGAAGATTCTAATGATGATAGTATTTTTAACGAACAAGTAAATATAGATGATATGAATACCGACTTACTCACATTTATGAATTCACAAACTCAACAATATGTTACAACGCCATAATTATAATAACAAACTGATATAAACATTTGTTGGTATATAATTTAAACAATGATCGACTTAACTGAAATACAAATTAGTCATTTATCTAATAGATTTCCTGAGTTTGAACTTTCATATGAAACGATTTCACATACGAAAGTTTTGTCATCTTATAACGTAGCTACTGCGATTCCTACGGGAAAAAAGGTATATTTATGGTTCACCTTTTATGGTGAAGATGACGTATGTGTTTTATTTGAACTAAACAAAGAGAAACGAATTACTAAGGGCAGAATAATAAATATTCCATTTCATCCAGATTTATCGTTAGGGACTGTATTATATGGTTCATGTATCACTGATGAAAATAATGAAATAAAGACTATTGTGATTGATAATATTTTATATTATGTTGGTCTTTCACTTAATAATACTGATTTTATACATAAATTATCCATGTTAAATAAGGTCTTTAATAATATCACAAAGCATAATAGTGCTATATCTGTTTACATGAGCGTTTTCTGGGAAATTAATATTGATAAAAACGATACATCTTATCCAAACACTATTTCTAGTGAAATTTTTGATACTATACCTTATAATATTCATCATATTCAATACAGATGTGCTTATGAAAAACGTCCATTTGTAAATGTGTTTATGAATAAAAAACTAAATGTAGTTAATCTTCCGACTCAAATAAGAAAAGTTAATATTCCTTTGTATGAAACTTGTTTAACACCATTTAAAATGTCTTTTCATAAAACACAATATAACTATCCCACCATTTTTCAAGTTATGGCGGATATACAATTTGATATTTATCATCTTTTTATATATGGAAGGAATAATCAACGTGTTTATTATAATATTGCATATATTCCTAACTATAAAACTAGTGTCTTTATGAACTCATTGTTTCGTAAAATACGCGAAAATGATAACTTAGATTATATTGAAGAAAGTGATGATGAAGAAGATTTTCAAAATATAGATGCTGATAAATATGTTGACCTTAATAAGGTGTTATATATGGAATGTACCTTTCATCCTAAGTTTAAAAGATGGGTTCCGAATAAAGTCGTTAGTCGAAGAGAAAAAATAGCACACGTATCTCAACTTTAGATTCAAATTCGTATACATTATTATCTTTACATAATGTATACTATGTCTGGTACTGGTGTCACTAATTTTGAGTTTACTGAGGGGAATGTTTTACCTAATACAGTTACTACCGCAACCTCCGGTGGAGATAATATTAATATCTTCAAGGATGGTTACGTTCCATCTCAAATTGGAGGTAAATCACATCGGAAAATGTCTATTAGAAAAGGAAAATCCATGCGTAAAAGTAAAAAAGGTAAGAAAACGAACAAGTCTAGAAAAAACACTACGCGTAATAGACGCAAGTAATTTTGATACTACTAATTATAAAAAATAAATATTATCTTCTATTTTTTGTAAAATACTTATTATACTTTGTCAAAATCCAGTTCTGATATATTTAACAAACATTTCGCATTTTTCGCGGTTATTTTTGGTTGAATATCATCATCGCTTTCGTCTTCTACATTCTCTTCTTCTTTATTGTTAGTATCTTTTGGTTCAAATACCCATTTCCATGTCTTATCTGTTTTCCAATCTAGTTCCATTCCTTGGTATTTATCTCCATCTATCTGACGAATGCGATAATTACATTTCTTATAAAACCTTCGACGCTGAACCCATTGTTTTTGAAATAAGTCATGGCTATCTACAATATCTACTATGATTGGGTTATTTCCTTTTACACGCAATATTCTACCTACTGATTGTGTAATATCTGTTTTCGGCGTAACCATTATTAATGTTGACAGAGTTTTTATATCTAACGCTTCCGCTGCCATCGCATATGTTGCTAACACTATTTGTTTTGTTTCTGTTGTTTGTAAATCGGTTTGTTTCATTCCACCTACATAATATCCTATAGTTGCTAATTCGCGATGACAAACACCTTCATATAAATATGTTAACAGTGAACGATTGTGACATAAAATCATTATTTGTTTTGAATTGTTTTCTTTCAATAAATCTTCTACTACTTTGATTATGAAATCACTACGTGGTCCATATTCACATAACTTGGAAATCATCGTACTATATTTTGGATTACCTCGAAAATCATACTCAATTTCATTAAAATCGGTATCTTTGGAAGTATAATTAATCGCACGAACACATACCGGGTCATCATCTTTTCGTTCTTCGCTATAAATCTTATCGCCTATATACATATATAACACTTTTGTTAATTTATCCTTTCTATCGACTGTTGCTGATATACCAAGCATATATGGTGTTACGGTTTTAAATAACGTTTTGGAAAACTGTTCGCTACCTATCCGATGTACCTCATCTATAATTGTTAATCCAAATGATGTAAACGCGTTCGCACCAAAATCCTTATCATATAACGTTTGAAGCATACCTATCACTATATCTTTTCCTTCTATATCAAATACTGGTCCTTGAATTTTTCCAACTTTCGCGGTTGGAAGGAATTCTTCTATACGCTCTATCCATTGATTCATCAAGAATTCTTTATGGACGATAATCAGTGTCTTCTTTTTTATATCGGAAATCATCTTCAATGACATTACCGTTTTTCCCTTACCACACGGAACCTCGAGTATACCACCATTACCATTTATATCAGAACCATAGCATATTGGAGTGTTTATATGATTTATATAAACGGCCATAATTTTTTCTTGGTAATCGCGAACTGTTTTAGTAAATTCTACATCTATATCGTCACCTTCATCTATCTCAGATTTATCAGGCAAACCATAACGTTTAATTCCGTAAAATCTGGGGATATAAAACTTGTTTACGTTTTCACGAAATACATGGAAAGCACCTACATCAGTGTTTTGATTAGAACCAAACACAAACGGTTTTACATATAGTTCTTTTCGTAAGTCTTCTTCATCTTCTTTCGAAATAACTGATTTGGGTATTGTATAACCCTTTTTACCAAGATAAGCTGCCTTTCTAACATTTTCTTTGTACTCGGGTGTTAGTTTAAAATCGGTCGGTCTTTGTACCGGATGAATTTTTTTCCGATAAGTGGGTCTAAATCCTTTCATACTTTGAATATACATATATTTATGTAACTTTAGGATATTTCAATTTTGTAGACTATTTACTTGGAATAAACTAGTGAAAAATATAATCGTATTCTATATTATACAAAAATGAAATTCTTATCCTTTATGGAATCTCTTTCTAACGTCGAAACTGCCGTCATTGTCATGTTTATTTCTTATTTAGCATTACCTATCCAACTACCTGAGATGGTTGCCAAATTGGTGGATTCTCCTATGGGAACTATCGGTATCTTCGTTCTTTCTGTCTATCTGTTTTTCTACGCAAATCCCTTGATTGCCGTGTTGTTCGTCTTGGTCGCATACGAAATGTTCCGTCGCAGCACCAATGCCACCGGTAAAGCCGCTATGGTTAAATATACTCCTACTCAAGCCAGAAAGGATGAGAAGATGAAGCAAATGAACCCGGTGAAAACAACCTCTTTAGAAGAGGAGGTTGTCGAACAAATGGCACCTATTGGAAAGAGTGATATCAGCGTTTTCACTGCGTCTACTTTCAAACCGGTTGCCGAGAATGTTGGTGGTGCATCTATGTTCTAAGTGTATCAAATCCTAAAAATATAATTTCATCGATTATTATATTTTTTCAATCTATATTCATTTCTTAGCCTTGTCCTCATTTACTTTGAGAAGCATAATTGTATTTATAATTACTAATAATGGAACCGCTGATGAACCTATAATAGTTCCAAATTGACTACCAGATATAACATTAATACCTGTCATTATACCCAATACAATTACCATTACAATCATGGTTGCGATAAAAGCTGATATGTTATTAGGTTCGAAAAATACAAATTTCAAAATTATCATTAATGTGTTTCCAATATCATCTAGATTAAACGCACTAATGTTCTTTCCTTCAGGTGATTCATAATCAGATACTATTTTATTACCTTTATATTCAGTTGTCATAAATAACGATTGTGTTTTTTTAATTTGTACTAATCCTACTGATAAAATATAAAATACCGATATAAACATTGCGACCGAGGTTGAATACATATCAGAATCAGCCGTTCCAGCACCAAATAATGAAGATATTATAATGATAAATCCGATGCCAATCCATATATCCGCACTACGAATTCGAGTGAATCTTTGAACGGTATCTATATTAAATGCTATTGTACTCGTATCAATAACTACGTTTTTATAAAACAAAGGAACGATTATATACGAAATCAATGCGGTCAGCATAAACAACCCATAATTCACTGTTGTTTTCATGTAATCACTCTCTTGTGACTGCGAAGCCATTTTACTATTAATCGGAACATTATATGTATTTATTTCTTCTTCACTAACTCCTGTTGGATTACAATCTATATATATTTCTTCCGCATCCCGTTTTGATATATTATTACCTGGTATAACTACATAACTTCCTTGGTTTGGTGAAATGTTAAATAAAGTTGTTACATTAGCAAAATTATTCATTATTTTCTCTTTAGATGCGGTGTTTACTAGGATTGGTGTAGTAAATACACATACATAGTTATTACCAGATTTATACACTATACAGCTGTCTTGTTTTGGTAAAACCATATTCATATCTACGTCTAAATTATCTGATTGCTTGTCGGGCATAGATAACATCTTGTCTATCTCATTTTCATCTGTCAATAAAATCGATTTAGTCTCTAATAAATAGCATGAATATAGTTTGGTAGTATTAGTTAATGTATGATGTTCTATTATTAGTTCACCTACCATATTACTATTGTTACTAGTAAGACCCTCTATGTTATAATGGATTAATTGGTTAATATACAATTGAGTATGCATATAATTTAATTGCGTTTCTCCAGCGGTATAATAAAAATTATTTTCAGATGAAGTATTTGGGTATGGTATAGAAAACCCGCCTCTTTTATCAGCTGGCATGGTAATTTCATTTTTATTTAAAGTAACTCTTGGATAATCTATCACTATCTGATGATTAAACACCTTATTTTTATTCGGGTATAATCTGGATGTATCTGACATAAAAACACTATATAGATTAGATATATAGTATTTTTCGAAAAATTCATCTAAAGGTTAGGAATATATTGAAACAAATTATTTTCATACATCGTTACTTGGAATGTATCATTATATCCTTCTACAAAAACTGTATCACCGTTATTTATATCATCGCATCCATATTCGCCCGTACAACTCTTCCCATTTACACTTATTGGAAGTTTTGTGTTTAAATTTCCATTGTTCGCTATTGTATAAAATTGCCATTTATCTCTACCACTCATTATGCGTCTTCCCATTAATGGAAGTATTATCTGTTCTCCATTATTTCCATTACGTGTTAATAATCCTAACTGTTGATAACTTGTATTTAATCCACGCGTTTGTATGTTAACCGGAACTGCTACTGGAGGAATTCCACGAATGTCACTCGAACCTCTCGGATAATATACATCGTGTGTTTTTAATGGTGGTGCATATGGGTCATTTATTGTATCATTTCTATCTGACATGGGTCTTAAATCATGATGTATCTGATGATGTAATGGATGATGCGGAATACCTAACATTCCTCTACGAATATCCATAAAATGTTGATAAAATACAAATCCCAGACCTAATAAAACTATAACGATAACTAACATTGTCATATTTTCTATACATATAACACCCGGAGCACACTTCTTAGCCATATTGTATTTATTATATAATATGACTATATTATTTTACATTTTTCTAAAATTTAAAGGAATTTACAATGTACGCAAATCCATTAAATATATCTTTAATTCCACCGGTTGCTAATGGAATTATTGGGTCATTTATATCGTTCGCAAAATCAGTTGCTTTACGTACAAATGCTACTGGTTTCAATCTACGGCAATTATAACATTTATCACGCACTGATTTCGAAAAATGTATAATATGAAACCCAAAATTATTTATAGTAAATCTATCTACTTTTTCTAACGTCGACCATATACCATCTTCAATTTGTGAACCTAATTTCATGTTACCACTTATCCAGTCAATAATCAAAAATACTAACATCGGAATTAAATACAAAATATTACCAATAATTTCCAATAAATAGTACATCGCACATGATGTAAAATTACCCATCATTTTCATTCCACAAAAGAAATTTGATATACCAAATACCCATATTGTTTGTATAAATCGGGATATACCTAACGCACCCACTGCTATACCTGCGGGTAATTCCATCATCTCTCTTGCAACCCCTGCGAATATTTTACCCAATCCGAAACCTACTCGAACTGCTAAAGTTAATAATTTGAATAACTTTTTGATGAATCCAAACATTACTAATTGAAAATTTTACCTATATATTACTTATATGGTTTTATTTTTTATCTATACTGTATTGTGAATACTTATTCATAAATGCTTCCGCCTTATCTAATAATGGGTCCATTTTCTTTAAACCTTCTAACAAATCATCTTGTAACTCCTTAAACTCAGGGTAATCCTTCTTCAACTCTTCAAACTGTTTCTTCATTTGATCCTTTGTCTTTTCAGAATATTCGTTTGAATTCGGGATATCATACTCGTCCATTTCGCCTTCATCCGTCTTGGTCTTATCATTTTCTTTCTTGGGCTCGACATTGTCCTTCTTGGGCTGAGCGTCGGCCTTCTTGGGCTCGACAGCATCGTCCTCATTGGAATCAGCATCATCCTTCTTATCTTCGAACCCTTCATAACCGATTTTTTTCAAACCTTGTTTTAATAGATTTGTAACTGTTAACACAATACACAAAATTACTATCATGTTTTTGCTAAAGAACGATGCTAATATTCCAACTAAACACATCAACACGATAGATGTTATATCATTATTACCCACGAATATCACTATTTGAACTACAGTCATGAATAAAAATAAATACAATACTACTTGATTATGTAGAATCGGGTTGAAGTTATACTTCATTTTTAATAATTTGTCAAATTTTGGAAATTTAAACGGCATTTATAAAGTATATAACGAAAATATTGTACTCCTAAATCTCATCTGTATTTTTCTCATCATTGTCATCTTCATCAAAACGGTAACATGATGGAATATCTCCTCCATATATATCTAACACTTCCTTTACTACTTCTTCACGTTGAATATCCGACTTTTTAAATTCGATACTGGTAATACTGGATGAACGTTTACCTTTAAATTTTTCTAAAAAATCTTCTAATCCATTTATTTCGTCTTTTCTATCGTATTGTTCTAAATCACCAGTAATTATTAATCTGCTATTTTCGCCTAATCGTGTCATTAACATTTTCATTTGCGAAATACTCGAATTCTGCATTTCGTCCGCAACTATCCAACAATTTTTGAATGTTCTACCTCTCATATATCCTAACGGCGATATTTCAATTGTTTTATCTTCAATTAATGAGGTTACCTCTTTTGGTGTGATAAATGTATATAAAATGTCATAAATTGGACGTACCCATGGAGCCATCTTTTCTTCTAATGTTCCTGGTAAAAACCCTAAGTCTTCATCTACACTAACAGACGGTCTGGTAAAAATTATTTTTTCATAATTTCCTAACAAAAAATTTCTAACCCCCCATTCTGTCGCAAATAATGTTTTACCTGTACCCGCTGGACCAGTTGCTACTACAATTTTTTTATTTTTATGTTTTAATTGACTAAGATAATATTCTTGACATTGATTTTTTGGAGTTGTAAATTTTGATTCAAATGCCAACTTCTCATTCGATGATAAATGGTGTATATTTTCATAATATGACCGTTGTTTCGAAATACTTCTTTCTCGTTCTATATCTTGTTTATATTCTTTCGCTATTTCTTTGTCGTTTAATTTTTTTGTCTTTCTCCCGTATTTCTTATGGTCTGACCGTTCCTCACCAACAAAATCATCACGGTCATAGACGATTTTCTTCATTAATTCAATAGTATACTATTTGTCTACATTATATATTTTACAATAAAAAACGTTATAGTACATAATGCTTAAAAAAACGTAATTATTTTATTAGCATAACAATCTAATAAATACATTTGACAAATGAAATAAATATCTACCGTCTATATTATTTAGACAACAAATGTCCGAGATGCAAAAAATAGAGCCTTTACTGCAACCTGACGAAAATAGATATGTTATGTTTCCTATTCAGTACAATGATATCTGGGACATGTATAAACGTTCAATTGACTCTTTTTGGCATACTGGGGAAATTTCATTAGCTCAAGATTTAAATGACTGGAATACCCTCAACTCAGACGAACAAAATTTTATAAAAATGATTCTTGCCTTTTTTTCTAGTAGTGACGCATTAGTTACTGATAATCTTGGTACACGCTTCATGAATGAAGTTCAACCTTCCGAAGCTAGGGCATTTTACGCGTTTCAAATTGCTATTGAAACCATCCATTCTGAAATGTATAGTATATTAATTGATACCTATATCAAGGATAGCCAAGAAAAAACAAAGTTGTTTCAAGCCACTCAAAATTATCCTTGTATTAGCAAAAAATTTAATTGGGCTCAAAAATGGTTAAATGATAAAGTTAGTGATTTCCCCACTCGATTAGTCGCATTTGCTCTTGTTGAAGGTTTATTCTTCTCTTCCTCATTTGCTGCTATTTACTGGATTAAGAAACGCGGCCTTATGCCTGGTCTTACCTTTTCTAACGAATTGATTTCTCGTGATGAAGCTCTACATACCGAATTTGCTATTCTACTTTACTCTAAGATTGAAAACCGACTTTCTGAAAGTAAATTATACAATATTGTTACTGAAGCTGTTGATATTGAAAAAGAATTTATTACTGAATCTATTCCCTGTCGTATGATTGGAATGAACTCTACTCTTATGTGCCAATATATTGAATTTGTTGCTGACCGATTATGCTTACAATTGGGGTACAATAAATTATATAATTCTCAAAACCCTTTTGATTTTATGGAGCTTATCAGTGTTGAATCCAAAGTCAACTTCTTTGAACGCACTAATTCCGAATACGCATTAGCAAATAAAACCATTTCTGATGATGTTTTCGAATTTAATTCTGAATTCTAATATTTGTTTCACATATTCGTCCAATTCCATCAATAAATATAGATATATATATTCAAAAAATATATATATAAAAATGTATTCTCTATTTATGTATTATGAATAATATTTGTATCCATACTCAGACACATTTGCCACATTTCAAATATACTAATGAATTAATATGTTCTTTTTTACAGTTAACTAACATTATGACCTTAAAAATACCCATATTTATTATTTTCGATAATGATGAATTGATTCAAATTTTTAAACAGAATTATACTTACGAATACGATTTGATACATTTTTTAAATATAGAAAAAGTCATCAATAATTTTCATTTAGATTTCAAAGAAAAAACGGAAGATTTATTTAAAAATACAATTGATATCACTTGGGGAGCAGGAGGTCATAGAAATTACGTAGCTGTTAAACGAACTTATTCTATTTTAGAATTAGAGAGATTAGGTTATAATTATGTGTGGTGTTTAGATAGTGAATCATTAGTATTAAAAAATACTAATCTTGAACCTATTATTGGTTATAATATTCAAAAACCATTATTAACTGTCGGACAAAATAAAGATGGAGTAAAATATAAAGAAATTGTAGAAACGTTATTTAATTATGATTATAACAATTTTCAAGATATTAGTGTAAGAATGAATGATTTTTGGTTTATACATACTACACATTTTAAATCTATGATACAACTATTATTTAATATACATAAACAACCTATAAGCTATTTCATGAACGGTTCCGAACAGAGTGTATATGAGTATTTTATATATTCACTTTATATAAAAGATAATACATTAATTAATTTAATTACAATTTATGGTGATTTACATGGTAACACTTTGTTCAACCAAATAATACAATCCGATATACAGTTAGATGACGTTTGTAAGAATTTAAATGACAATTATTTTAATTATATACAATCTTTCAGGGGAGATTATTATAGATTATGTTTGACAAATAACAGAGGTACGGAATTAATACAAAAATTAAATATCAATATAGCTGTTAGTAATTATACCGGAATCTAACCATATACATCTTCGGTCTTTGAAATATAAAAAATATAGATATATACCATATATATATATATTTCATGTTTCATGTTCCACGAGTGATAGAACATTATGACGACTTATCAGAAAAAACACCAGAAGATGTAGACTCGAAACAAAATGAGTGTTTTATTTGTTTGGAAATACATACAAACGATAAAGATATACCCATTGACTGGAGAGCACAACAAATATATATTCGGTTATGTACTTGTGGCGGATGGGTACATATACAATGTGTAAATAAATGGTATAGTCGAAATAACAGATGTCCTATATGTCGAAAAAATATGTATATATTTGATTCAAACCTGTTTTCGATTCTTGTATACAGGAACAATCCAAATTTGTTTAACCTATACGTGTGTATAACTGACTGTTTACGTTTATGGAAATTGATGATGTGGCTATTTATGGCTACTTTTTACATATATTGCTTTCATGCCATATTTTTTACTGAGACTGAGCCATCCTCTCATAATCGAAATTTATACGATGATGACATCTATGATAACATCGAACCTAATTACTATTATGACAGCGAGAATTATGTATGGTATCCGCTGGATATCGATGACCCCGAACTATAGACAGTAAATTCTTCCGTTTGTTTTTATGGAATTTAAATAGTTTTACGCGGAATATGGATTAGACACCATAAACAATATAAAGTTTTATCGTAAGTTTATTACTATACGATGTCTAAAGCTAATACTGACTATTCGAATACTATATTCTATAAGATTTATTGTAAAGACCCTTCTATAACAGACCTTTATATCGGTCATACCACTAACTTCGTTCAGAGAAAACACTCACATAAACAAAGCTGTATAAATCCTAATTCTGTCAACTATAACTATAAATTATATCAGTGTATACGAGACAATCTGGGATGGGATAATTGGACGATGGAAATCATTGGATTCCATAATTGTGAAGATTTACAATCCGCGAAGGTACAAGAACAGCATTATTTTGAAGAATACAAGGCTACACTAAACAGTGTTGAACCATTACCTAAACGAAAATCAAAGAAAGAAATTATCATAAAACCAATTTCGGTGACTGAAAATCGCAAAATCTCAATAGATGTAAAAGAACCATCTAACTATGTATGTGAATCTTGTAACTTTATAAGCAGTAAACATAGTAATTATATGAAACATATATTAACCGCAAAACATAAACGTCTAATAAATCTTAACGAACAAATATCTAACCGTAGCTATATTTGTGAATGTGGGAAAAAATATAAACATATGTCTACTTTGTGTAATCATAAAAAAAAATGCAATCGTATAATGGTTGATAAAGACACTCTAATCATAGAGTTATTACAACATAATTTGGAATTCATGAAATTTATGAAAGAAAGTTATAAACTACTAAATATCATTTCCGAAAATAATCAAAAAATGATTGATGAGCAATTTTAAATAGTTTTACGCTGAATATTATAAAACTATTTGTGAAAAGTCGAGCACGAAAAATGAAAATGGACAAAAATAAATGTCCAAATCCATTTTTGTCGATGAGTTTCTGTAAACAGAATATGTGGATTTTTGCGTATATGACCTATATGGTGTAAAAAGTATTTTGTATATAAAAGTTTGTTACCATAATTATTTTAAATAATTTACGCGGAATATGTAACCGACGATAAATGTTGTAGCATATTGAGTGATAACTGCTATATATCTTGTCGTATATAATCGTATATGTTTATATAATATATTATATATTACGATACTACCGTTTATATATATAATATTATATCATATAAATAACAGCATGTTGTTGGATGCTACATGTATGCTATATATATGCTACATTAAAGTCGTCCAATATGTCAAATGTGTGTTCGTCTAATTACATACACATTTGAATACATAAAAAGAATATTTCAAATAATCATCAAAATAAATATATTACGCGGAAAATGATTTAGAATTATTATGTAGCATTTATATACGAGAATGCTACATAATAATTCGCCTAAAAATCTACAATATTTTACATGTGAAAAATGTAATTATAAATGCAGCAAAAAACATGATTTTAATAAACATATTATGACTAAAAAACATAATGCTACACAGTGCTATCCAAATGCTACAGAAAAATCGATGATATGTCTATGTGGTAAAGAATATAAGCATTCATCAAGTTATTATAGACATAAAAGAACGTGTAATACAACCGATAAATGTACCACTTCAGATAAACCAGATATAACGGCTGATAATCCATCATTAGTAGTAGAATTATTAAAACAAAATCAAGAGTTCAAAGACATAATTGTAAAGGAATATTCCGAAATGAAAAAAATGTTTATTGAAATGGCTGGAAACATGGGTAGTAACCATCACAATACTATCAATAGTAATAACAAGTTCAATTTGAATGTATTCTTGAATGAAAAATGCAAGAACGCAATGTCATTGACCGATTTTGTCAAGTCTATAAATCTGACAATAGAGGATTTTATTCAAACAGGAGAACGAGGGTTTATCGAAGGTATATCAAATATAATCGTTGAACGAATAAACAACATGGATTTGCATGACAGACCGATACATTGTACTGATTTAAAACGTGAAACAGTTTATATAAAGGATTCCGATAAATGGGAAAAAGATACCAATAAAGAACAATTACGT